CACCTGGTGGTACTCTTAAGCAAGTAAAAGATGTAGTTAATAAAGGTGCAGGTAAAGCAGACCCCATGAAGAAAATGAAGGAAGAAGAAGAACTCTCTACCGAAGACACCATCGAAGAGGAAGAAGTAACTACCGATGAAGTAGTTGCTGAAGAAGAGACTGCTGCTGAGTATGACATCGAAGAAGATGTCAATGCTCTCCTCGGTGGTGAAGAACTCTCCGAAGAATTTAAAGAAAAAGCAAAAACTATCTTTGAAGCAGCAATCAATGCCAAGGTTGCTGAAGTCAAGGAAGATCTGGAAGCACAATATGCTGCTATTCTTGCAGAAGAAATTGAAGCAGCAAAAGAGTCACTCGCAGAGCGTGTAGATTCTTATCTTGAGTATGTTGCTGACGAGTGGATTGAAGAAAATGCACTCGCAGTTGAAGCTGGTCTTAAGACCGAAATGACCGAATCATTCCTTGAAGGAATGAAGGGTCTTTTTGAAGAACATTATGTAACTATCCCTGAAGAAAAATATGATGTACTTGAGAGCATGGTAGAAAAACTTGATGATATGGAGACAAAACTCAATGAGCAAATCGAGAAGAATATTGCTCTGAACAGCAGACTTGCTGAGTCCGTTGCAGATGGTATTCTCGATGACGTTTCTGAAGGACTCGCGTCCACTCAGAAGGAGAAGCTCGCCTCACTTTCCGAAAGTGTTGAGTTTGAAAGTGAAGAACAATATCGTGAAAAACTGGAAACACTCAAGGAGTCATACTTTGCCTCCAAGAAAGAGTCTTCCTCTGCTAAAACTGAAACCCTTTCTGAGGGTGTAGACAATTCGGATGCTGCTTCAGTATCTGATTCTATGGCTACATACCTGAGAACCCTGGGTTCTTTTGGCAACTCCTGAATTTAATATTAAATCAAACGCAAACATTACCCTTTAAAGCAAATGTTCCAATCCGAACAGTTGCAGGAAAAGTGGGCACCTCTCCTCAATCATGAGGGTTGCGCTGAGATCCAAGATTCTCATCGTAGAGCTGTAACCGCAGTCCTGCTGGAAAACCAAGAAAAATTCCTCCGTGAGCAATCTGCCTTCAACGAAGGTGGTATGCTGACTGAGCAACCCACCAACTCTGTTGGTAATGGTGGATACACCTCCTCAGGTGGTCAGACAGTTGCAGGTTTCGACCCTGTTCTGATCTCCCTGATCCGTCGCTCAATGCCTAACCTGGTCGCATATGACCTCGCAGGTGTTCAGCCAATGTCCGGTCCTACTGGACTCATCTTCGCAATGCGTTCTAAGTACAAGGCTCAGGACGGCTCCGAAACCTTCTTCGACGAAGTAGATACCGCATTCTCTGGTCAGCCTGCTGGTCTGGGTACTACTACACAGGCTGGAACCAACCCTTCAGTTCTGAACCCAACTGGTACTGCAACTTCGACCGCATATAACGTCGGTCAGGGTATGCGTACCGACTCTGCTGAAGCACTTGACACTGGTGCTAACGCTTTCAACCAGATGGCCTTCTCGATCGAGAAAGTCACTGTTACTGCGAAGTCCAGAGCACTCAAAGCTGAGTACTCCTTGGAACTGGCACAGGACCTCAAGGCAATCCACGGTCTGAATGCTGAGGCTGAACTCGCAAACATTCTCTCCACAGAGATTCTTGCTGAGATCAACCGTGAAGTTATCAGAACCATCTACAAGATTGCTGAGCAAGGTGCTTCAGTTAACACCGCAACTGCTGGTGAGTTTGACCTCGACATCGACTCAAACGGACGTTGGAGTGTTGAGAAGTTCAAGGGTCTCCTGTTCCAGATCGAGCGTGATGCTAACGCAATCGCACAAAGAACTCGTAGAGGAAAGGGCAACATCATCATGTGCTCTGCTGACGTTGCTTCAGCACTGACCATGGCTGGTGTTCTCGACTACACCCCAGCACTCAACGCAAACCTGAACGTTGATGACACTGGTAACACCTTCGCAGGTGTTCTCCAAGGTAAGTATCGTGTCTACATCGATCCTTATTCGGCAAACAGTGCTGCTAACCAGTACTACGTTGTTGGTTATAAGGGTTCTTCACCTTATGACGCAGGTCTGTTCTATTGCCCATACGTACCTCTCCAGATGGTTCGTGCCGTTGGTGAGAACTCCTTCCAACCCAAGATCGGCTTCAAGACCCGTTACGGTATTGTTGCCAATCCATTTGCTGAAGGAACTACCGTTGGTGCGGGTCGTCTCCGTGTTAACAGCAACCGTTACTACAGAAGAGTTACTGTTAAGAACCTCATGTGATCTATACTCACACGAGTTAATCAGAGGGTCCTTCGGGACCCTCTTTTTTATGCTATACTAGGACCATGAACAAACCTAACTGGCAACACCACTCCAAAAAGGAGAAAAAAAGAAAACTCAAACCCCAAGCACTACGACAAGCAAAAGCACGTCGCCAAGCACTTAAGAAGCGTCTCCTAAAAGGAGATGCTTTTTTTATCTAAATAAGAAAGTAGAGATATAAAAAAAATGGCATATCACATCAAAAAACCAAGTGTCATCAATCCAAGTGTTGAGGTGTATTATTGCGGCGGCACAAGATGGTCGGATGATTACACCCAAAGAACAAGTTTTGCAACAGAAGATGCTGCAAATGCTAAACTGGTAAACACAGATGGCAAAAACGGTGGATGGACTGGAGCAGTTGTTGTTAGTGAATAATAATGCCAGACACATCATCAAGGCAAATTGAAAACAGAAATTTTCTAGCACCCACTGGGTTTAGATTTCTTTTAAAAAGAAGTCCTAAAGTTGCTTTTTTCTGTAATCAAGCAAATATCCCAGATTTAAATATGGGAACCGCAATCCAATCAACCTATTTCAAGGATCTTGATGTTCCTGGAGATAAAGTTCAGTTTGGAGATTTAACTTTGCGATTTTTAGTTGATGAAGATCTTGGCAACTATATGGAGTTGCAAAAGTGGATTCGTGGTCTAGGATACCCAGAATCTGAACAAGACATTATAGATTTACAAAAACTTGGTCCTGGTGATATTGAAGGTCGATTTGCCGAAACGGGTTTGAATGTTTATTCAGACGCAACACTGCAAATTTTGAACAACAATCTTGTTCCAAGGTTTCAAGTATTTTTTAAAGATGTTTTTCCCGTTTCTTTAGCAACACTTAACTTTGATGCGACACAAACTGATCAAGAGTACTTTACAGCTGAGGCAACTTTCAAGTATAGTATATACACTATCAATAATATGAGTGGCAATCCTTTATGATCGATCTTGATAAACTTCAAGAGATGTGGGAAAAAGATGCAAAAATTGATATGGACAATTTACATGATGAGTCCACCAATATTCCCACTCTTCATGCAAAGTACTTTGAATTATATAATACCATCTTTCTAATGAGAAAGAAAGCAGAACAACAAAGAAAAAATATAAGACACGAACGTTATGAATACTTTAGTGGAAAAGCAGACCCTGATGTTTATATAGATAATCCTTTTCCAAAAAAGATTCGTGACAAAGATACTATGCAAAAGTATCTTGATGCCGACGAAAAATTATCTACAGTATGTTTGAAGATTGATTATTATGACACAATGTTAGTATACATTGAAAGTATTTTGAAACAGATTACGAATCGAACATATCAAATTAAGAACGCAATAGAGTTTATGAGATTCAATTCAGGTTTGGGATAATGGAAGATGAATACTGGTCAATTGAACTGAATATAAAAGGGATTAAACTTATTCACCTAGGTCTTTCTCAAGCAGTGGAAAAATGGTCTGGAGGACATCCTGACGAACAGGAAGATTTGAAAGCAATGAGAGATAACTTTTACAAACTGATTTTAGAATATCAATTTGACAATATGTAATAAATATTAGTAGATGAATGGATCTACGTGATTGATACGACTGCAAATGTTGTTATTTCAAAATCCAACGAAGTTTTTTTAAAAGTAAAAACTGAACCTCATATTGAATACGAACTTAGAGATCACTTTAAGTTTGAGGTTCCTAATGCAAAATTCATGCCACAGTATCGTGGTAGAAATTGGAACGGAGAGATCCATCTCTTTGATATTCGTTCCAAACAAATCTACGTCGGTCTGTTAGATAAGATTATATCCTTCTGCAAGAAATATGGATACAGTTACAAGTTTGAGGATAATAAATTCTACGGCACTCCTTATGAGGAGAATGAGTTTATTTCTTTTGAAGGAGTTAAGGATTATATTAAATCTATTTCGGTCCACGAGCCACGACAATACCAAGTCGAGGGAGTATTCGATGCTCTAAGACACAACCGAAGACTATTGATATCTCCCACTGCGTCAGGCAAATCTCTGATGATTTATTCATTAGCAAGATATTACGCTGAGCATGGGAAAAATATTCTGGTAGTTGTTCCCACGACCAGTCTGGTAGAGCAGATGTATAAAGACTTTGAGGAATATGGTTGGGACGTTGAGACCCACTGCCATAAAATTTATAGTGGGAGGGAGAAATATGATGATCGTCCAATTGTTATAACAACATGGCAGTCTATCTATAAACTTGAGAGAAGTTGGTTTGAAAGATTTGAAGTTGTGATTGGTGATGAAGCTCACTTATTCAAATCAAAGTCATTAATTCAGATCATGACTAAGTTGCACCATGCAAAATATAGATTTGGTTTTACTGGCACATTAGATGGCACACAAACTCATAAGTGGGTGCTAGAGGGTCTCTTTGGTCCATCATATAAGGTAACGAGAACTGATGAGTTGATGAGACAGGGACACTTATCACAACTTGATATTCAATGTCTTGTGCTCAAACATGCACCACAAACTTTTGAAACATACAATGATGAGATAGAGTATCTTATCTCTCACGAACAAAGAAATCGTTTCATTAAAAATCTAGCACTAGATCTTAAAGGTAACACTCTTATTCTTTTTGCAAGAGTTGAAGCACATGGACAGGTTCTCTACGATCAGATAAATAATAACAAGCGAGATGACCGTAAGGTATTTTTTGTACATGGTGGTGTAGATGCAGAGGAAAGAGAGTTAGTACGAGAGATCACAGAAAGAGAAAACAACGCAATCATTGTTGCCTCCTATGGAACTTTTAGTACAGGTATCAATATTAAAAAACTCCATAATGTTATCTTTGCCTCTCCAAGTAAGTCCAGAATCCGCAATCTTCAAAGTATTGGACGAGTTCTTAGAAAAGGAAAAGACAAAGTAAAAGCAACTCTGTACGACATCTCAGATGATTGTTCAACCAAGTCCAGACGAAATTACACACTTAATCATTTCATAGAAAGAATAAAAACATATAATGAAGAAAATTTTAACTATGAGATAATCACTATACAGTTAAAGGTATGATCGAAGACGATTTCTACGCAACAGTAAAATTAAAAACCGGTGAAGAGATATTTGCCAGAATAGCAGCCTCCGAAGAAGAAGGTAGAACGATGCTTCTGGTATCAAGTCCAATTGTTGTTGATGAAATAAAATCAAAGCATGGAACGATTGGATATAAGATAGAACCTTGGTTAAAAACCACAAAAGATGATATGTTTGTTATAGATTTATCAGATGTTCTTACTATGTCAGAGTCAACCGATATAGAAATGATTATGATGTATCAAGATTACGTTAGACAAAGTGATAGAACTTCTACAAACGAATCCAAATTAAATCGTAGAATGGGTCGTATTGGTAACGTCAATGACGTAAAAGAGATACTAGAGAAGATATACAAGAATAACTAAAGCTTCTCTTATCAACCCTCACAAAGGTTATTCTACTTGGTTTCCGGAACTTGTCAACTGTTTTGTAAGATGATATAATTCATACATAATATGAGATAAACTTATGATAAGACCTATGCCAAAAAGAAAGAGGTCAGAGCATTATGTAAATAATAAAGAGTTTCTGGCTGCCCTTATCAAGTATCGTGAAGACAAAGAGATTGCCTTGGTAAAGGGTCTTCCCAAACCTCCCATTCCACGTTATATTGGTGAGTGTTTCTTGAAGATCGCAAACCACTTGTCCTTCAAGCCCAACTTCGTTAACTACATGTTCAAGGAGGACATGATCTCTGATGGAATCGAAAATTGCGTTCAGTACATACACAATTTTAATCCTGAGAAATCCCAGAATCCTTTTGCTTACTTTACGCAAATTATTCATTACGCATTTCTCCGCAGGATCCAAAGAGAAAAACGTCAATTAGAAATCAAGAACAAGATCATTGAAAGATCTGGTTACAGTGAGGTGTTTGATGACAACAACACCCTTGACGGATCGAACTACTCCGATTACAATAGTATCAAAGATGCTGTGCATTCCAAACTTCGTTACGGATGAAAGTTGCAATCATTACCGATCAACACTTTGGTTGTCGTAAAAACTCTAAGTTGTTTCATGACTATTTTTTAAAATTCTATAACGATGTCTTCTTTCCCACTTTGGAGAAGGAAGGTATTTCGGTAGTGATTGATATGGGTGATACCTTTGATAGTCGCAAAGGTATTGATTTTTCTTCACTTGCCTGGGCAAAAGATAATTACTATGACAAACTCTGTGATATGGGAGTTACTGTTCATACTATTGTTGGCAATCACACTGCATACTACAAAAACACTAACGAAGTTAATGCTGTCGATTTATTACTTCGTGAGTATCTAAATGTTATAGTTTATTCAGAACCAACGGAAGTTGTTTTGGATAAACTCAAAGTATTGTTTATTCCCTGGATCAATAAAGAAAATGAAGAGAAAACTCGTAAATCTATTGAAAAGACAACTTGCAAGTGTGCGATGGGGCACCTTGAACTCCAAGGATTTAGAGTTAATAAACATGTCGTCATGGACCATGGTATGGAAAGCAAACTATATCAGAAGTTCGATAGGGTCTTCTCAGGTCACTACCATACAAGGTCAAATAACGGAACAGTATTCTACCTAGGCAATCCCTATGAGATGTTCTGGAGTGATGTAAATGACAAACGTGGATTTACTATCTTTGACACTGAAACCCTGGAACATACTCCAGTAAACAATCCATATAGATTGTTCTATAACATTTACTATGAGGATGATAATTATCAAACTTTTGATACCAGAGAGTATGAAAACAAGATTGTAAAAGTTATTGTTCGTAAAAAATCTGACACAAAAAAGTTTGAAAAGTTTATTGATAAACTTTATGCATCAAACGTTGCTGATCTTAAAGTTGTAGAAAATTTTGTAGTTGAAGATCCTGAAGAGTTTGAAGTTTTTGAATCTGAAGACACTCTCTCCATTCTGAATAGATATATTGAGGAGGCAGAAATTGCTCTTGATAAATCTGTTATTCAAAATATAATGAGGACAACCTATCAGGAAGCATGTGAACTAATTTAAAATGTATATTTTAACGATCTATGGAAAAGAAACTGAAGGTGCATATTCAGTAACAGATGACGATGGTGAAGACATCCTTTATTTGTTTGAGGGTGAAGACGATGCGATGAGATATGCTATGATGTTAGAAGGTGATGGAAGCCCAGAAATGCACGTCATTGAAGTAGAAGACACTTTGATGATAAAAACCTGTGAGATGCATGATTATAAGTATGCTATCATCAGCAAAAATGACCTTGTAGTTCCTCCTATTGAAAAGCATGATTTTATTTGAAAAAGTTCGGTGGAAAAATTTTCTCTCTACAGGCAATCAAGAAACTGAAATAAACTTTACTAAACATGAAACCAATCTTGTCATTGGTTCTAATGGTGCAGGTAAGAGTACAGTCCTAGATGCTCTTACTTTCTCCTTGTTTGGAAAACCATTTCGTAAAATTAACAAACCACAACTCATAAATTCTGTCAACGAAAAGGATTGTAGAGTTGAGGTTGAATTTTCTATTGGCAGCACACGATGGAAAGTTGTTAGAGGTATTAAACCAAATATATTTGAGATCTACAGGGACGATAATGCTCTAAATCAATCTGCAGCATCATTAGATCAACAGAAATGGTTTGAGCAAAATGTTCTTAAAATGAACTATAAATCTTTCACTCAAATTGTTATTTTGGGTAGTAGTAGTTTTGTTCCCTTTATGCAGCTGACTGCTGCCAATCGCAGAGAAGTTATTGAAGATCTTCTTGATATTCGCATCTTTTCCTCTATGAATACTCTGATCAAGGAAAAGATTCGCACAACGAAGGAAGATATTAAAGTATTAGAACTGAAGAAAGAGTCTCTGAACGATAAAGTTGAGATGCAGAACAAGTTCATTGAAGAACTTGAATTGAGAGGAAAGGAAAATATCAAGAACAATGAAACCAAAATACAAAGTCTTTTGGTTGAGGAAAATAATCTCATGCTTTCAAATCAATCAATTGAAGAAGATGTTCATAATCTGACAAAAAAGATTGAAGGTCTTGAAGGATCTACTAAAAAACTCAGAACACTTGGTAATCTCAAAGGAAAAATTTCTAATAAAGTATCCACTATTACCAAAGAACATAAGTTCTTCACTGAGAATACGGTATGCCCCACTTGTGATCAGGCAATTGAGGAGACTTTCAGAATAAATAGAATTGCAGACGCTCAAACTAAAGCAAAAGAGTTGCAATCTGGTTACAAAGAACTGGAGGAGGCAATTAATAAGGAAGAAGAACGAGAGCGTCAATTTTTGCTCTTAAGTAAGGAGGTTACTTCCCTAACCCATGGCATTTCTAAAAACAATACTCAAATCTCTGGATGTCAACGACAAGTCAGAGATTTGGAATCGGAAATTCAAAGAATTACCGAGCAACTTGCAAATAGAAATATTGAGCATGACAAGTTAGAAACCTTCAAGGACAACTTAAAAACTACATACGACGAACTCGCACAACGTAAGGACACGATTAACTATTACGATTTTTCGTATAGTTTGCTAAAAGACGGTGGAGTTAAGACCAAAATCATCAAGAAATATCTTCCTCTTATAAATCAGCAAGTTAACCGTTATCTACAGATGATGGATTTTTATATTAACTTCTCTCTTGATGAGGAATTCAACGAAACCGTCCAGTCCCCAATTCACGACAATTTTTCTTACTCCTCTTTTAGTGAGGGGGAAAAAATGAGGATCGATCTTGCACTACTCTTCACTTGGCGTGAAGTTGCAAGAATGAAAAACTCAGTCAATACTAATTTGTTGATTATGGATGAGGTGTTTGATAGTTCTTTGGACGGTCTTGGAACAGAAGATTTTCTCAAGATCATTCGGTTTATTATCAAGGATGCAAATATCTTTGTTATCTCTCACAAAGAGTCTTTACATGATAAATTTGATAGTGTTATCAAGTTTGAAAAAGTGAAAGGATTTAGTAGGATGGTTTGATGCCAACTTTTGTACATAAAGACTCTGGTAAAAAAGTATTTTTCGCACATATTCCTAGAACTGCGGGGAGATTTGTAGAGGCAAATCTCCTAGCAAATGGATTTGAATGGGGAGAGAGTCACATGGACACTGGTCTCGGTGTCATGTCGGTTGTTCATGGATATGAGATTGCTCACTATCATCGAGACCATTATCAGAAGTATTTGAATGTAGAGAACATTCCACACTTTTCCATTGTTAGAAGTCCAATTACAAAATTTATTTCTGGTTCGGTTTATTTAAAAAGAACGTATGGTAATGATATTCAGTCCGTCATGGAAGATCCCATGATGTTTTCGTCAATGATACAAAATCTTCCATTTAAAGAAGCATGGAACTGGTACAGACCTCAGATTGATTTTCTGACCAATCAAACTCACGTATGGAAGTTTGAGAATGGCATTGGTGATGAGTTTGTCTCTTGGTTAAGCAATATTATTGGAGTTGATTTGAAGTTTCAAGATGATATTGATTATCCAAAATCTAAAGATGAAGGTAATAAATTAAAAATGACTCCAGCATTGGAGGTAAACATTCGTTCATGTTATAGAAAAGATTTTGAAGTTTTGTATAAAAATGTTTAGATTGTGTAAATTGTAACGACAACTTCATTAAGTTAGCATATGCTGACTAGATAGTATATAATGACATAGAGGACAGAATTATGTAACCAAAGTTTTCTTTTTTATGTCGTTATGTCCCCGAAAGGTATAATGGAGGACATTATGCACAATCTCATTTCATACAATCAATTAGCGGGTTGGAAACAAAGTGTCGAACACTTGACTCAAACACTAGACAGAACGATGGACGAAGCAGATCTTCTTAATGATTATTACAATTGCCTAATTGAATGTGATGATGATCAGTCCACATGTAAACGCATTTGTAGGAGCATCCTTACATAACCGACCATAGACACATAGGAAACTGTCACTGAGGAGCCCCAGGGAAACCTGGGGTTTAGTATTATAGGGACATCCGAAAGAAACCCATGGCAGTCAAGCACGAAATCAAATCCCAACTTGCTAAACTTCTTGCTACTGAGGACTTGATCGTGGAGCACAAGAAAGTAAGCACTGCTTGCTTCAACGTTCACACCCGTGTCCTGACCCTTCCTATGTGGGAGAAAGCAAGTAACACTGTGTATGACCTGCTGGTGGGTCATGAGGTTGGACATGCACTCTTTACTCCAGACGAGAACTGGTTAGATAAGGTTGCTATTCCCCCTCAGTTCGTGAATGTTGTGGAGGATGCCCGCATTGAAAAACTTATGAAACGCAAGTACATGGGACTTGCAAAGACGTTTTTCAAAGGTTACCAAGAACTAAATGACGAGGACTTCTTTTCTATTTCTGATGAGTCTGTTTCTGATTTCAATCTTGCTGATCGTGCAAATCTATACTTTAAGATCGGTAATTTTGTAGACATTTCTTTTGACTCTGAAGAAAAAAATATCATCCAAAAGATTGCAGATACTGAAACCTTTGACGATGTGTTGAAGGTTGCGGAGGAACTGTATCTGTTCTGCAAGAAAGAGAAAGAAGAGAAAGTAGATGATATTGAGATGCCACCTAACATGGGTGGTGAGTCTGATCAACCCGCAAATGAACTGAAGGAGCAGCAGGATTCTCCTGGAGAGGGATCTGGTGAGTCCATGACCCATGAGGAGATGCTTGAGGAAGCACAACGTCGGGAGTCTGCTAGTGCTCCTCTAAACGATGAACCAGAGGTTCAAACTGCTGATGCTTTAGAATCAAATCTGCAGGATCTTGTAGAGACTGATGGATATGAGAACGTATATGTAGAGATCCCTAAGGTTGATCTGAAGTATATTATTGCCAAGAACGATGATATTCACAAAGAGATTGATGCATGGTTCAATCATCAGAAGAGTACTATTTCACTAGAACTTTTCTCTAAAACTGATGAAGAGTTTATCAAGTTCAAACGTAATGCACAGAAAGAAGTCAACTACCTGGTGAAGGAGTTTGAGTGTCGTAAGGCAGCAGATTCCTATGCCCGTGCTACCACTGCTCGCACTGGTGTTCTTGATACTTCCAAATTGCACACTTACAAGTACAACGAAGATCTATTCAAGAAAGTCTCTGTGATTCCTGATGGTAAGAATCATGGTCTTATCTTTGTTCTTGACTGGAGTGGATCCATGAGCCGTGTGTTGCTTGACACAATCAAGCAACTTTACAATTTGATTTGGTTCTGTAAGAAAGTCTCTATTCCTTTTGAGGTGTATGCTTTCACGAATGAGTGGAAGAAACCTGAGATCAACTATGAAACTCAGGAACTTGTCAAACCAGCAGACTGGACTTCTTCATATGAGAAGAAAGAGAATCTTCTTGCTGTTCATGAACAGTTCTCCATGATGAATCTTCTGACCAGCAAGACAAATGGTAAGCAACTGGAACATCAGATGATTAACATCTGGAGGTGTGCGAAAGCCTTTGGTAACTTCTACGGATCCTGTTACTCTGTTCCTACTCGTCTGGGTCTTTCTGGCACTCCTCTGAATGAAGCATTTGTGTGTCTTCACCAGATTCTTCCTCAGTTCCAGAAGGAGAATAAACTGCAAAAGATTCAGTGTATTGTCTTGACTGATGGTGAGGCAAATCATCTCTCTCGTCACGTTGAGGTAAAACGTCACTGGGAGAAAGAACCTTACATGGGAACTCGTCAGTTGACTGGTGGTTGCACCTTCCTTCGTGATCGTAAGACTGGTAATACCTATCAGGTTCCTTATGGTTGGCACGGATTTTCTGATCTGATGTTGCAGAACCTGCGTGATAACTTCCCTACAGTCAACTTTGTGGGTATTCGTGTTCTTGAGAGTCGTGATGCAAATGGATTCTTCAGACTGTATCATGATCAACATTCTGATTCTTTCCGTAAGTTGCAGAGTGAGTGGAAGAAACAACGTAGTTGCACTATCAAAACTTCTGGATATCATGCATATTTTGCGATGTCTGCGGCATCACTATCTCAGGATGCTGAGTTTGAAGTGAAGGAAGATGCTACAAAAACTCAAATCAAGTCTGCATTTGCTAAGTCTCTTAAGACTAAGAAACTAAATAAGAAAGTTCTTGGTGAATTTATCTCTCTGGTAGCATGAAAGACAACTGGAAAGAGATTGCCATAGCATCAGAAAAGGACCCTAAGGTTATCAAAATCCTCCAGGAGGGTCCTAGGTCTTTAGGTCAGGCATATTTACTCCAGGCTATGCGATACAAGTATGGACGATCTGACAAGTGACACACGGAGGGTTTGAGACCCCCCCTTTTTCGTCTATAATAACTTCAGTTAAACAAAACAACCAATGGG